TCTGGTTTAGGCTTCGGTTCTGGTTTAGGCTTCGGTTTAGGCTTCGGTTTAGGCTTCGGTTTAGGCTTCGGTTTAGGCTTCGGTTTACTATCACTAATTCTCTCTTGATACTCGGCGATCAACCGCTGGCGTTCCTCGTCACTCACTCCGAACTCTGTAACCATGGTACAATAACAGTGAATCCGCTCCCCTGCCGGCAGCGAGAAATGACCCGGCCACGGAATCATATAACCAACCAGGTTCCACATTCCGTTCTCGTCCTCCGGAACTCCGTCCAGGTCCGCATGGGTATCTCTCGTAGTATTCCCCAGTACACTGAGCCACACCTGCACTACCGCCTTGCCTGCATCACCAAGCTCCGACTGCAACTTGGCGATCGCTTTCTTTCGAGCACCGTTCAAGGCATTCGCCGATTCCGTCCTAGCTATTTTCTCTCCCCGCCGACGAGCATAATTATCTCCGCCGAGCGATTCCTTCATCCCCCGGGCCATCTCCCGGATCGACTCCCCTTCGCTCAACCCCCGCCGAAGCACCCGTTCCACGTCCCCACCGGTCGTCTCGTTGATCGCATCCCAATACGGCTGCGAAAACGAATCCGTCAAACTCTCTGCGATCGACTCCCCCATCCAAGCAGGTATCTCTGTCATAATTCCCACATTCGCCACGCCGCTATCCTGAAGCAAATGCTGAAGAGACTCGAAGTCATCCGGATGCTCGTTCAACCAACTACTGGCAGAAGTGACCTGCCCAACTAAAACTTCCCGAGCCTTCTTACCCTTTTTCTTCCTCACATCGATACCGATCGTCATCAACTGGGCCGCCGCCGCCTCAGCCATCTTTACAGCCAAGACGGGCAGAGCTCGATCCACCAATTCGTTCTTCCATTCCTTCGGATCGAACACCTGCCGGATCAATCCAGTCGCAACGTCTTCCCCAGATTTCGCCGAGAAGGCCCCTGGCTTCGCATCTAAGAAGTTCTCCCCAGAAATCAGCAAGGTTATAGCACTTTCAACAGAAGCCATGCCGCGGGGCGTCAGAGCCCTTAGACGGGCGACGATGTTTTCTAACTGCCGATCGAACAATGGCTCCAAAGCCTTGGACAAATCTCGTTCGGTAGCACCCATCTGTTTAATATGCAATTGCTTGACTACCTCCTTGCGAACCTTGCTCTGCAAGGATTCGGTCCGAAGGCCGACTACCGATTCGGCAGCCCCAAGAACATCCACCAACAGCTCTCTATTCAGATCAGTGGTCACAGCAAAGACGCTCCTCAATGTCGTTGGTCAATTCAGCGGGGCTAAGAGACTTCCTCAACACAGCCACCGCCGTCTCCAGCGACTCCACCGCCTCGGCGACGGAGCCGGAACCAACCCCCAACATATCAGCCATCTTGTCCTCCGGCTGCTGAAAAAAGAAGGCAAGCAGCTTAACAACACTCTCCCTAGGAATCAATCCCTGTCCCACCGATGTTAAAAGTTGATTCGTTGCCGTCAAAGTACCCACTGAATCCAACAGCGGTGATCTGTCCGTATCTTCCTCCATCAACGGCAGACCCAGCACCTCGGTCCTGTATTCGTTCTTGCTCATCACTCCGTTGGTGACTGCGAACTTCCACTCTCCGGACCGTATGGATTCGTCCACCGCCGAGCAACTTTCCCACCACACAAGCAAACGTTCATCAGTCAAAGCATTTCCAAGTAAGTTAGTGACTACGTTCCCGAGCATGTCCAGAAACACGTTCACCCGCTTGCAAAACCTCTGCTCTATCACAGTCGCTTGGGCATAACCACCAACGCTTACAGGCTCTCCAAGTATGAACGGATGAACACCTAAAGCAGAGAGTATCCGAGTTCGGACCTGAATGCCAGACCGGTCCCACCCCATCTCCCGGCTGTTCACCGACAAAGGATCGATTCTTTCGATCATCGCATCGATGATCGCCGGTTCTCCGCTACGAACTACTCCAGTCCATTTCCTTCGGACGATTGCACTGAGCTGTCGATGCTGAGAAGCCGTCAGCATCGGCCGATTTCCGTTCGCATCCCGACCTAGCGTTATGACGACACTCGGAAACACCCCATTCTCGAAAAACACCTCCTGGCTGGTCTGGATGTGATCGTCGATGCGCACCGATCTAGATTGAGCCGATGCTGGGGCCAGTGCAGACCTCGGATTCGCCGGATTCGGCATGCAAGCAAAGCCCACCTGACTACGATCCAACGGCGGCATCTTATTACTATCACCAACGGGATTATTCGGATTGACGATTCTGAATTTGCTGAAAGATCGATTCGGTCGCACCCACGTAGTCGGCAGAGAGTACAACTGCATCTTACCTTCGTCGTTCTCGCCGCCGACGACGTAAGCCCATCCCGTCAAATTGAGGTTGGCGACAAAACTATAGACGAACTGAAATCTGCTCTGTACGTCGTTCGGTTGCTCGAGCAGATCCGACAGTGGATCGTCCTCCAATATCTTCCACTCTCCAACGGCCGCCTTAGATCGAGCCGTCTTGGTCATCTTCGATTCGACGAATGACTTGATCCGCGAAAGTCGTGCCCGGGCTTCTTCCCCCTTCGATCTGCCCCCCTCCATCCTAGCCACCTTGACAGGTTGTCCAGCAGCCTCTAGAGCCAGAGCATGTATGGCCGAGTAAACCCAACCGCTGTTCAGACCGTACTGTTCTCTGTTCCGACCATGTTTCAAAAACGAATCAAACCCGCCCCCTATAGATGGACTTATCAACTCGTCCAACGTTCCAGCACTCTTGGCTCGCAATGCATTAGTCCTGGCGTTAGTTGCCAAAGACCGGCAACCGGACAACGACTTGGATAACACACTCATTCAACCCCTCCTGTCATGGAAACATCCCTTTCCGACGCAACCTGCCGAAACACATGTCCCACTTCAGCCGACTTAGCCCTCTCTACTAACTCTTGATGGAAATGCACAAGAGCATCAACCTGCATCTTCAGTACCTCGTTCTCCGCACGCAAGGCTTCCATCGCCTCGGAATGTCGTTTCAGCAACTGCTCGAATTCGTCGGAATCCTCGGACAGCGATCGTCCCACGGACTCCAATCTAGACTGAAGACGTCGCAATTGTTTGTTCCTCCTCGTCTCCTTGTCGGTCCATTCCGAAGCGGACGACTCCCATCGTTCGGCCCACTGTCGGGCCTTGCTCGATCGTCTACTTCTCAGAAACAAGATCAACTTTTTCAGCAGTCTCATCTTTCTCTCCCGGCTTCTCCATGGTCAAGTTGCCGAACACAGACGGAAACTGCAAGACATTGGCTCTTGGCAGCGGAGCCGGTTCGCTAGAAACATCCGCTGCCTTGTTGCATGCATCGAAGCAGGAATGAGCCAACTGACTAACCGCCTCCAGAAAATCCCCCGTCGGAAAACTATCTGTGAAAAGCTGAAAATGAAGATCCTTCTTCCTACCATCCGACCCTTCCACCCACCAGACGGCGGCCATCGACGATTCTGCTTCAGCAGCTTTCTTCAGATAGGGTTCCAACCGCTCGCATACATCTTTCACACTCATGTTAAATCTCCTTCTAGATTTCGATAAAACCCGGCTTCAACTCAAAACCTTTTTCAACACACACCTTGTTAAGGGCTTCCCTCAATTCCTCTGCACGCTCGGTTCCTTCATCATCCTCCTGAGCGTCCCGATGATCCATCCCGCAATCTTCGACGAACACTAACAGATATTCGGCATCGCCCTGCTGCACTACGGTAGTGGCTTGAAACTCGACCTTAAACACCGTAGCTTCTCTCTTGTTCCTTCCATTGAGGTGCTGCAAATCCGTACTCAGCCTCACAGCATTCTGAAACAAGTTTGCTCCAGGTTCGTCTAAATTCCGGATGAACTCATCGATACTATTGCATACTACTCTCACTGCAAGCACCTTCCTTCCGAACTAGATGAACACAGTACAAATCTGGAAACCTGTCCTTCAACCATCATGCATCTCCCGTACTGTACTCCACCATCACTCGGTAGAGAATTCCGAGGCCTGCCGAGGCATCCGGTTTGGACCTGCTGCGAACTTCATATTCCACATTGTCCATGACCAGCACATTTCTCTCCGTCACTTCCGGATCACTCGTGAAGTACACTTTGTTCGTCACAACGATCCCCCGCTTCTGATACTCAATTCTTTCCGAGTCGCTAGCCGGTTGCTGCCAGCATTCCACCCCAGTCGTTACATCGGTCAGCGTATCCTTGCTACCCCCTAGAGCTCCCTTAGAGCGGACCCGGATCCGTATGTCGCAAGTGTGTGGAAGCGATTCTAGCAGAGACATCAGAACAAACTTCCAGAATGCGACATGGATGCCAGATACACCTTCGTCAACTCCAAGGAATCCACCTCGTTGAAACCCAGCTCCAGCAGCTTGTCGTAGAACCGCTTCATCAACGGTGGAATAGTCTCGACTAGAAACTCCTGGCACTGGTCCATTCTGGACAAATGAACTGGATCCAACATTGCTCTACTCCTTATGACTATGGTTCTCTTCGATATGTATCTTCAAAGCAGCCGGATTGCGAAACGGTTTGCGACAATGCTCGCAAACCAAGCTCTTGCCGATATGATTCTGTCGATTAGAACTCGAACCCCCCTTTCTTTCCGCAAACCTAGGAATCACTAACTTGAAAACATGTGGTTGTCTGTTCATTTGTAATGCCTCGGAACGATCTTGGGGTTTCTTTTGCATTCTATTTTGTGCCTGTCCAATCTGTACCAATCCGTCGTATCGAACGGCTCCTCGGGAACAGACCCCTTGCAATCTAGCAAAGCTTCAGCGAACGGAACGTAGGGGTACAATCGGCAGAAACTTCTCTCACTGCAATTGTACAACTCGATTCCCCTGTCCTTGAACTCTGGCTCCAACTGTTTCAACATGTGAGCTTCGTGCCTGTACCTACCGTTTCGCTCACCCTTCTCGTTCGGAAATCCGTAGCACCTCCCATCGCGACCATGGTAATCAACACCAAGCAGATATACCCTTCGCACACCCAGATAGACCAACAACCGAAGACCTATCAACATCGTACAGAGACAACCCTGCTCTTCTTCACCCTTCGGCTGATCCCCTCTCGGTCCCCAATGAGCATACTCAGTCGTAAAGAACTCCCTCGGAACGAACCTGGTCTTGCGATGGAATCCGTAGGTGTTCGGGCAAAACATCGTCGAAATGCTATCGTGAAAACCAACACTATCCTTCACATGAACCAACCTCTTCGGATTGTTGATCTTTGGCACCGGGGCAAACGTCATAACGACCGGATCGAACCACAAACCGTGGTGAAACTTGAAGTGCGAGTCACTGAAGCACCACGCTCTGACAGGAGCCCACGCTGCACTCAAGTTCACTCCCATCGACGCTACACCCCTATCCTTCAACCTGCTCAAGTCCACATCCTGAAGGCTCGGTCCACCACAGACCAAAAAGGCCGGATTCGGCGACCACAAACCCTCCAAGTCGATCGGCTTGCCATTCCTCGTTATTATTAAGGGATCAAACACCATTCACCAAACAAAAAAATGTCTCCATATCTGACATTCTCATAGCACATAGCTTTCAAATCGACTATCAAAAATCTCTCCATCATATGCTCCATCCGTAGTTGACAAAGTCTGAAAGCATTTCCTTCGATTCTCCCGTCAAATCCTTTGATAAACCAATCAGTTCCTTGGCCGCAGTCGCATCCACCGAATAGCTGTAATCCCCCAACTTCTCGCTGGTCAAGGGCCCAGCAGTGAACCCTACTCCTGTCTTTTTCTTCAATTGCTGCATTTTCAGAAACCTTCGCAGAGCCTCTCCCAAGACGGCATCCAAAATCGGACTAGCATCGATCACGGAATCTTGCCCATGAAGCTCTGACGATGTATAGCCCGCTGTATAGACAACTTTGACGGTCCCAGCCATATTAGGCCATCTGCCCATGCTCCTCAGTATACCGTCCCAGCATAACTTGTTCCCCGAACTGTCGAGTATAGCATAGTTTGCCCAAAAGTCCGTTCCCTCGGTCTTCAAAGAGCTAGCTGCAAACGACTCGCTCTGCGTTCCGCTCTTAGCATCGAGATCGATGTACAAATAACTGATGCTGCGGACAGGCAGATGGCGTAGTTGCAATTCATCAGTGCTAGCAGACGAAAGAAACCTTTCGTACGCAATCGTATCATCGGCCTCCCAAACAGACACTCTTCCGATTCTGGCAGAATCGTCCTGCGGATAGAACTCCGTTCGAGACTGGTTGGTAGGATCGTAACGAAGATACCTCTTGACAGCCCCCTCCGCCTCAATCAACGATTGAGCCGCCACTGCCTCCTCTTCGTCGGACACTGTAGAACTGAGTCCCAGCCTCAGCAATAGCTCGCTCACATCTGCAATAGGCACCCGTCCCATCCTATGTCTCCCTTACAACAATCACTTGACGGTCTATACATTTCCATTCTTCCGTGTCACTAGCATCGTAAAGATCGAACTGAAACGTATAGACCCCTGGATCGATCAGAGCCAAGTCCGATGCATCCAATCTCACCCTGCTCGTCTCTCCTTTAGTCACACTAGAGCCGTTGTCCGTAGATGTTCCACTTATCACGGTCAACTTAGCAATCTCACCCTCTCTACCAATGGTCACTCGAACCTTATCATCGGCCGCCGGGGTTATCGCATTTCCGTCTGCATCCTTTATCGTAAAGTCCCTCGTAATACCACGGGACTGATAGGCCAAAATCAAAGTCACGTTGGTTTCTCCATCGAACTAGATGCCGAACCTACAGCAACCATGGACAACGACGTAAGACCAATCATCGCTACCGACGCTGTAGTTGGACCTATGGTATTTACAGACAGCAACGCAGGACCGATCAACGCTATCGAAATCGAAGCCGGACCCGTCTTAGAGACGCTCTTGCCGTCCGGCCACTTTATTCGCCATGGAAAACCTGCCGTCCAATCCAAGAAATTCCCACCGTAGTAAGAGGTCAGAGGCAGACCATTGGAAAAAATCATAGATCAAGTGTCCGTAAGTATAGTAATGATTCTCACATCCGCCCCCGTAGCAGTTATCATCAACGTAATCTTGTCGGCATTCATTTCTGCTGCCGTCAAACTGATCTTGTATACACCATACGCCACCTCAGTCACTACACCTGCTGCCACGAACGATCCAGCATCTTTCAAGATGTAAGCCGTCGCCGTCAGTCCAGCAGTAGGCGTCCTATGGTCTACACTCGACACCAGCACAAACGGAAAGTCGCTCAGAGCTACACCTTTAGGAATAGATCCGGGCAAATTGTCCGTTTTGACTTTGATACTATCAAGCAACACATCCAACCGCCCCCCATCTACCCAGTCGGTTTGGAGTTCGTTAGTATCTGTTCGTATAGCCGACGTATCTGCTTTTATAGTCACAATGTCTGCCGATACACTCGCAAGCATCACAATCGCCGAGCCGGACCAGTCGAACGGTACCGAACAACCCTTGTGTACATCATCCCAAGCCGCTGCATTTGCCGTCAGTCGTCTTCGATATTCCGCAAAGTATCTACCCGCACCCGCGGCGGGCATATCACCCAACCACTGCTCAGTAGTAGCCGTCAACGCCAAATCAATTTTGTAGTTAGCTATGTTTCCAGCAGTTATCGCCTCGAATGCTTCCGTGACTGTGTTCCAAATCTCTCCGTTCGCATCGTTACGTAAGAACACATAAACGGTGCTCAAAGCTGTTGCATCGCGTGCCTGAAATTCGCCAGCCATGACCTACCCGCTTTCCTTTGCCAGCTTCACGAACCCGGCTGGGTCGTCCACCATCTTCGCCGCAGCCTCTCTCTCTAGTTTGCGGCGTGCCCCGTTGCGCACGATATGGCAGATACGTCTTA